GGGGATACCGTGGTATGTGTATTTTAGTAAGCACATACCCCCCTTCCTTCATAGGAAGCCCACTGATAGTCTCTCGCCAATTCCCTTTCCCAACAGGACCTTGGAGGGCCCTGCGGAGATTAGGTGACGAGATATCAGTACCGACTGCTTTTAAAGAAGCGATCAGCTGTCCTTCCGGTAGGTCCTCACACAGCTCAGTTTGACACTGAGACAATGCAAGAACTTGCCAGTATTCCCATCCATACGGATGTGAATCCAAACGGAGTTCGTCAACGGCGCCAATGAAGGCACCGTCTCCGTATCCGTCAGGAAGACGGGGTTCGCGCCAGTTGGCCGGTGATAAGGCACGCAGCGTAGTCAACGCTGAATGCACCTCAACTCCACATCTGTCGCCCCAACGATAAACGTTGTTATGGGCCAAGAATAGGCGGTCAAGGGTTTTCACAGGCCTTCTGACGTAAAACGGGGTAACTTCAGTCCCAAGATAGTAGTGTTTACCACAACTCTCTCGGTACGGACCCTCAAACCAGGACTTCTTCGGATTGGGTGTGAATCCAACTTCGGAAAGCCTTTGGACAAAGGATTCGTAGAACTGTGTAGGTATGACAACGTCATCACCATACACACAAACTGAGGTCTCCGTCTCGTCGCATCTAAAGGGACGACAACACTCCTGGGCAATAGCCCAGAAAATGAGCGATTCAAGCTCAAAAGTGTAGCCGTTTCCCATGGACGAGAACTTCTGGTAATGAATTATTTCACCAGAAGGAAGAACACCACGTTGCGATCTGCACTGCTCAAGTGCATCTAGCCACGGGGTAGGAAGGAGCCAATGAACAAGTTCGCGCGCAACAGTATCACTTGCCATGGATAAATCCACAGTAGCGAGCTGTCCCGTCAAGCTGCCCTCTCGGGCAGCTCTCTGGTTACGCGTTTGGTCGTCCAACGTCACTCCGATCCTATTTAGCCGAGATCGTATAACTTGCCCGATGCCTTTCTGAACATACATGTTCATACAGGGCTCTTTAGCAATCGTACGATCGGTTTTATAGTTCTTCGGAACAGTAATAATGTCATTTCCGTCAACCACCTGACAAAGGCGGTCCGGACTCCCTCCTCGAGCGAGGACAATCTGGTTCCAGATTGGAATCATGCGAATTGCGCATGACGCGAGAGTGACATTCCCAGAGGTGCTCTCAGGTATACCTGAGTATTTATAGGCAGCAAAACACTTGGCCCTAGTTAACCGGGTGGATGCACCCGGGCCAAAACCAAAATGCTTAGCGCACTCGTCCCAGCTGAACAGACCGAGGACTTCGCGTATCCGAGCCTTTACACAAACCCAGTAAGGGTCGATGTTAGGACCGGACCAACGCGTTATCTTACGATTTGCCGCTTGACAGGATCGCTCGGCGTCGTGGAATCGCTCCCACGTCAGTTTCTCCTTTTCTGGTGACGGCTTTCCGTCGTCATACTTCGAATAAACTTCCCTAATCAGCAATGAACCTCTTGCAGACTCCAGACTGGTTAAGTCCAGAGGGGTATCTCTTCCAAGAACACCAACAGGGGAAATCCCTGCGATGGAGGAGAGAAGCTCAAGGAATCGCTGGTTTTGGAAACCAATAGCACCATTGCATCGTTTACGACGCATAATCCACCTCTTAAGGTAATGGAGACAAACTATACAATAGTATTTAACTGTAGCACAGCTTGCACGATAGTTTCGAGTGAGCCGTGGCCGCCACCCACGAAGAAGCCCGTGAGGGCCGCAACGAGGATACGTACCACGGATTTACTCCTAAGACGCGCGGGCATCAATAGAAGGGCTCGACGTTTTCGATAGAAAGTTTCACACTCGCATTGCCACAATAATTTGTGACATACGCGTGAAGATCCTTTCTCTCCTGGAGAGTGCTATCCGGGTGAATGTTCCAGATGATCTGGGCACTCGAGTACCGAACAACGGTGTCAACAGTATTGATCGTAGCCACAACGGGGACTTTAAACCCAGCCGTGATACGGTTTACTGTTCGATTGCCGTTAGGCCCGACCACTTCGTGAGAAATGGTACGAAACCCACTAGCAATACTGGGAGACCGATCAGCCCACGCCGCCGAGCTACCATCAGTGGTAACAGGCGAAAACGTGTGCGCGACCGGCGTAGCGGCACCATCATTGATGGTAAGAGCTGCAATTGCGGGCATTTAATGCCTCCAAAGGTTGAAGTTGAAAGACTACTTTCGGCGGAACACCTGCGCAAGCAGCGCAAGCGCATTTGCCATATGCCCTAGAGACCGAGAATCCTTAAGACTCGGAAACGCTGGTAGAGGAAGGCTGGTTGACACCTGCCGATCCAAGTATACCAAACGTTTACTTCCACGATAGTGGCACTCTAGACGTTCGATACCCACAGAAGTGGAGCCATCGAATACATCGTCCCATTTAGCTTTCACCAAATAGGAGTTTGAATAACCCACGATTTGAAAACCGAGAGTTGCGTCTAAAGAATTTAGCCAGTCGCCAATCGGCAGAAACCAATCGACAACAAAGCTAAAAGGTACCAATTCCCAGGCAATTAAGCCAGGATTGGTGATCCCTACGGAGCTTAACGAGATTAACACCTCGTTTGTAGGCTGAGCGTCAATGCGTGCGAACACGCTACGCTTAACCTCCGTGACCACGTTACATCCGTCGAAATAATGCTCACTCGACCGCAGCGGTTTGCTGTAGACCAAGTTAGCAACGGATTTTGCGCGGCCCTTCGCTGTGACACTCCAGTCATCCTTGCGACGTTTGCTTAAGTCGTCACAAGCTCCGTAAACATCGGAGAGCAAAGGTTTCCATCCATATTGGAGTTCTAACCACTTCTGAGGGACGGAATTGCCCCTCGGCTCTTGTCGCTTCGAAGCGATTCCAAGAGTGCGCATTGCATCGCGGACATGTCCGCGTCGTAACTGGCGAAGTGATTTTACTAACCGGATGGCGGTATCACCGACCAACTTTGCAGTTTGATTTCGTTCTGCAAAGGCCACAGCATAGTTCACGCTCCCTCCCTTTAGGTTGCCTCTCGCGCTAATTAAAGCACGATTACGTAACCCATCGGGGTCGGATATAGCGTTACTTTCCACTATGGTACGGTCGAAGTGTGTGTCGCCGTTAAAGCGACCCACACCAGGATCACCTACAATTCCTACATACCTCTGCCCAGTACTCAATGAAGGGTACTGGGGTTGGTGAAAGCAGGAACCTTGGTGATACGTGACGCTGACATGCTTGTACTGATAGGGCGTCGGGGTTTTCCAACCCTTCGGCTTTCTACGAGTCGTTCCAAACGTGGTTTCGCTGGCCTTTTGGGCCGTTGCAAGTTTGTGTAGTGTAGTCCCATTCAAGGGAACAGTCACATCCACAATACCTGCAGTTGCGATACTAAAATTGGCTCGACTCATAGTGTACAAGGAGAGTGCATATCAGACTTACACCTTTCGTCACATTCATGTGACGCAGGCCTAATAAAGGCCTGTTGCCGATACAAGAACCCACCGTTATAGAGTAGGATAACCTCAAATTCGTCAGGCATTGGATAAAAGTCGTACGGGAACAATTCCCATGCGACACCGCTGTCTAACTTATCTGACTCATCCATAAAACCTCTTGTATAGTGGGGAGTATTGGCAAGGATAGAGGATACCAGACGTGGTACCTTAAGACCCTAATACCGGGTAATTTCCCGGACACTAGGGGGGGCTGAC